AGCCAAGAACCCGAGTCCCTGACCAGCGAGATTAAAGACCGCAGTGCCCAGCGGTTCAAGCGCGCTCAGCGCCTTGTTCTTAATGAGCTGCCACGACTCGGCAGCGTCCGCGGTTTCCTTACCGAGTTCAAGGATGGTGTCACTGGACAGCCCGGCCGATGCGGTCAGGTCGTCAAGGTTAATCTTGCCGGACTGGAGTGCGCCCACAAACGCGGTTGCGCCCTTGGTGCCGAAGACCTTTGATGCCAGGTTTAGCGCGCCGGCAGTGTCGCCGGATTTGATGAACTCGCCAATCTCTCCCGTGGTCCGCTTGAAAGCGGCCTGCGGTTCCTCGCCAGCCTTCGCCAATGTCACGAGAGACTTGCCCATGGATGCCATGGTCTGCGAGGTGTTGAGACCAGCCTTGTCCAGCGAGCCGGCCAGCGCGGCAGTGTCGGCGAACGAGAAGCCGAGGTTCTGCATCGGGACGGCGTTAGTCTGAACCGTTGACGCCAACTCATTCATACCAACGCCGGTAGCCTGAGCAACGCGGAAGAGGGAATCCATCGCGCCCTCGACGTTCGCGCCCTCAATCCCGAAGGCTGAGAATGCTGCCGTGGTGGTGGTGATGTCAACGTCAGTGCCGAGGATGTTGCCAGCCTGGATGTACTGCTGCGCGACGGTTGAGAGCGTATCGCCGGACAGTCCAAGTCGGGTGTTTAGATCCGAGACGACAGAACCGGCAGCCTCAAAGCTGGTCGGAACTGATGTGCCAACCTCTTTGGCTACGTTCACGAGGCCGTCCAGCGCCTCACCAGACGCGCCCGTGCCCACACGTATCGTGTCGGTCACGTCATCGAAGATCGCGCCAACTTTGTAGAGCCCAACCGCTGCACCAGCAACAGCCGCACCAGTCGCGGCAACCCCGATAGCTGCCGCACCGAGCGCACCGCCGAACCCGCCCGCGAACATGCCGCCGGATTCCTTGCCCGCCTTGTCAGCCTCAGCCGAGGCCGGGGCAAGCGCCTCAGCAACCTTCCCCTGTACGCCCTGCATCGTTGGGATGAGGGACACATAAGCGGTTGCCAGTTCGACGTTTGCCACCGGGACCTCTATTCAGTTGGTTGTTCGCGTGCCTTCTGACGTGCGAGGAATGCCTGTGCCTTAGCGTCAAGCCGGGCACTGCCGACTTCCAGCTCTTTACGGCCCTTTGGTGGCTCGATTGGCTGCGGCGGGTTAGATCCCTTTTGCCCGGCCTTCGTGCGCTGCCAGTTAGCGACGTTCGCCGCATGTAATTGCAGTGCGGCGAAGTGTTCGGCCTGAGTCCATGCGAGCGGGCCACCATGCTCACGCCAGACAGCGGCGCCCGGCGGCAGATTTACCGCCAGGTCAGCCGCGTCAAAGATGTTACCGCGCAGAGCCTCGCGTAGATCCAGCCCGTAGTAGTGCCTAAAGTCGGAGCGTAAAGCCCCGCGATACTCCCGAAGGAAGTAGGCGAGGCTTAGGAGTTTCCCGCGGCCTTAGTCGCTTCGCCCCACGCTTCGAGGATGTCCTTGTACTTGCGGACAGGAAGGCGCTTGATCTGCTCCCAACCGACAGGCCCAAGGAGAGCCTTGAGGAACACGTGCAGGTGGCCGGCACTGAGAGCTTCCATCGTCTCGCCCGTGACTGCATCGCCATCCGCCACGAGGTGGAGGTCTGCGTAGTCAAACTCGATGATCTGCGCATCAAGGTCTACGTCAGCCTTGGCGAGGTGGTCCTGAGGTTTCTTCGGTGCTGCTGCCATGGTGGTTTCTCCTAAAGTGTGCGTGGTGGTTTGTTTGAGTAGGGCGGGCGGGGGAAACCACCACGGAAAAACACCCCGCCCGCCCGGTCTAGTTAGGCGACTGCTACGGCCGGGTTGTTCGTGATGATGTCGAACGCGCCGTAGATCGTGAACGTGAACTCATACATGGTCATGTCAGAGTTCTTGTGGCTGATCGTGCCCGTACCCGTAACTTCAGCGCGGGGGATGGAGTAGCGCTTCGTCACGTCATCGTCAATGAAGTCGATAACGAGGGCCTTCTCATTCGAGTTAGAGCCGCCCGGAACGCTGATCTTCGTAACGCCCGTAGTTGTCACCGAAGTGCTGCCGGGGTACAGGAGGCCCATCGCAATTGCAGTCTCTTCGAGGCAGACAACCTTGACGGTGTCCTTCACGCCGGACACCTTGGAGCGGACAATCGTGCCACCCTGCCATGCGGTGAAGTCGGTCGAGGACGACTCGCGGGAGATGTCCACGCCGTCCTCAGACAGCCAGCCCAGATCCTTGAACGTGACAGCCGGGGCAGCAAGATCAAGAGGAAGCGTGGTCCCCTTATCCGCAATGTAGACCGCGGAATCCTGGTCCCCGTAGATGCGGATGTTTGCGAGGTTCTTAGTCACTTGGCGCTCTCCTTCTCAGTGTCCGCGGCCCGTGCGGTGCCGAGGAGGATCAATTCACGCCCGGCAACTTCCGAGACGGTCAGGGTGGTGTCCGGCTTGTGAGACTTACCGCTAGGGTCAGTCCACTCACGGGCTAGTGTGATTTTCACAATTGCTCCTAGATGGGTTGCTTGCCGCGGACTTGGACCACAGCGGTAAGGGTGTAACGGTGGGATTCGGTAGTGGGGTTGGGCAGGTTCGCCGGCCCGCCGATGACCTCAACGGACTTCACGCGGTAGCCGTCAAGCTCAGTGCCGGGCAGGTTCATCAACTCCATGCGCGCATCCTCAAGCAGGCGGATCGCGCCGGACTCTCGCGGGTGGTACGCCTCGATAGTGACCTGCGGGGAGTCCGTTACCCTCGTGGGCGCCGGGCCTCCAGTGCGCAAAACCCGGATGAACTCGGAGACCGAAGCCATGCGAGTTCCAACCGGGACGCTAAGCACTGATTCAAAGTGGGTTGACAGCAAGTCTTCGATGTCAGGGAAAGCCAGGGTTTGACCCATGAGCTACCCCCTGCCAGCGTCGATAGCGGCCGTGAGTACGCGGTCCACCGCTTCGGCCTTGCGTGCCGCTCTCGTGGCCGTAATCACCGAAGCGCGGGCGCGGGTAGCACCAATGCGAGACGAGACCTCAAAGCCGTCACCAGCAGCCGCCGCGATCCGCTGAGCCTTAGCCTCTAGAAGCGACTGGACTTCCTCAGATTTCAGGATTGCTTGGATGCCGGCCGAGTTGACCTCGATGCGGATCTGCTCAGCCACGGTCCACCCACCTTGAAAGCAGGAGCTTTGTGGATGACACGCGCCCGGTTGGTGACTTCCAGCGTTCCGGTTCCCCGATCACGCCGTAATCCCCGGACGGTAGCCGGATCTTGTCGGCCGCGCTCACGTCCGCGTCATACGGCCCGTAAGCAGTCCAGTCAACCCGGACAGCATCACGGTTCTGCAAGTCCTCAGCGGACGCGCCAGGCTGCAAAGACCAGCCCGTGAGAGTCGCGGCGTCAGTGGTTGTCCAGTCAGGAACCCATGAGCCGTGATCCTTCACAAGAGGAGCCCGCAACCGGGTAATGGTCTCGTTGGCGAAGCTGACAATAGGCATCAGAGCCGCCCGCCGATCCGGTACTTGTCCAGCATCCGGCGCTCATGATCCATAAGGACAACGCCACCGGAGACGCCAGGCGCCGTCAGGGAGAACCCAATGGACACCCCCCCGGCCTGCTCCCGAACCACGGCCGTAGGCGAAGCGGAAGCCCGCGCAGCAATAGCGCGGACGATGGCCGCAACGTCGGGCACATCCTCGAAACCGTGATCCACGGTCAGCCGAACGGAACGCAGCTTGTCCGGCCATACGCCAGCGGTTCGGATGTAACCAGCCTCAGACCATTCGAGTGTTGCCGGATCCAGAATGGTCCCGTCAACCTCAGCGGCCAGCACGTCCACAACCCGCAGCGACTTGATGAACAGCGAGCTAGTGCCGGTCCCGTCAAGTACCATCACCTCACGGGCTACCGGGGCGATATGCCAGCCGCAGTACTTCCGCACGACAGCCTCAGCCGCCGCTAGGTCATCCTGTGCCGGGTCAGCGCTTGCGGTTGACAGCAGGCTTGGGATCTCCATCGTCTACCGCCTTGTTTGTGGGTGTGACGGATTTGTTGGCGGGCCTCTCGGCCTTGACCTCGACAGCGCCGGCCGGCACGTCAGAGTCATCGAACTGGTAGGTGCCGCCGTTGTATTCGTAAATTTTCAGAGCCATAATGATGCCTTCCGGGGAAGGTGATGGCGCCGAGTCTCCCCGGCGCCATCACGATCAGATCGAACCGTTACGCAACAGCCGTCAGCGTGGTCTTCACGAAAGCGGCAGGCCGGCGAACGGCCAGCGCAAGACGACGCTCGGCGCGGATCGTGATGCGGTTGTTCGTGAAGTCGTTACCCTCGGTGTTCGTGGCTTCAACACGGATGCCACCCTTGGAGACGACGGACCCGGCCTGGCCGAATGCGCCGACCAGTGCAGTACCAACGGCGATGGCCGGGGTAACGATGGTGCGCAGACCCCACAGCGGGGGCTGCTCCATGACGCCGCCCTGACCGTACTGGCCCGAGAAGAACCCGCCGCCGTAGTACTGGCCATTGGCGTCACGCGACAGGCGCAGAGCCTGGTAATCGGCCGGGTTAATGACGATGCCATCAGCAGTCATGCCGGCGCCAGTCTCAACCTTCGAGATTGCCTTGAAGATGGTGTCCTGAGCGTTTCCGCCGGCAGCGGTTGAGGCGCGGACCTCAGTCTGGATGCCGACGCGGTTCAGGAGTCCGCGGAGGTTGCCCGCAGCGCCGGACCCATTGAGCAGCTGATCCTCAATGAAGAGGTTGAGCTGGTACAGAAGTCGCCCATCAATGGCGGTCTTGAGGAAGGGAAGATCCTCAACCAGTTCGTCAGATTCCTTGATGAACCCGGCGATCTTAGACAGCGCCTCGGTGACGGCGGTCGGCTCGCCAAAGTGGAGCTGCGGCTTCTGGCCGTTCTCCCCAACCAGCTCGAAGCCACCCTCAACAAGGGCAGACTCAATAAAGTAGGTCAGCGCTGTGCCGGAAATGGTTTCCGAGCCCAGCAGATCCTCGACGGTCAGGCGGCGACGAACGCCGAGCTGAATGTTCGTGTCAATGCTGGTCAGCGCGTTACCAAAAACGGTCCCGGTGGTCTGCACATCAGCAGCGGCCTTGAACTCCGGGGTGGAGACGGTCAGTCGTGAGCCGCGCTTGCCCGCTAGGTCGGACCCGGTGGACTTCACGAAGAAGTCACCGAGAGACTTGGCCTGCACAGCCTCGGGAGCCCTGGCGGGGCCGGCTTCCTTGAATTGTGCAATCAGGGCATCGCCGGATTTGATTGCTTCATCGCTGGCCTTGGCGGCTGCGATCTCGCCCTTGATGGACTCCATGCGGGCCACCTGGACATCGGAGAGGGTGCCGGACTTGCCAGCTTCAACGAGGCTCTTAGCCTCAACCATCAGGTCTTCGTACTTAGACATTTGAAATTCCCCTTTCAAGGGATTCAGTCAGGAAAAAGGATTCAAACGACTTTGTATCGACGG